AATACCCATCCCGAACCGCACCATAGCCTGAAGTTGAACCTCCCTCCTAACTCCTTTAGCTTTTCCTTTACTGGCTTGGTGTCTCCTATCACCACCAGTGCTTTTGTAGAGTATTCAATCAGCTTAAGATTCCTGCCTTCTGCTATTGGTTCTACTTGTAATAACTCTTCCTCCTTTTCTTTCTCATTCTTGATCCTGAACGGTTGGTTCCATTTGCCTATTGAAAAATGCGCATAGAAGTTCACACAGAAATAATCCGACATTATATCCGAATCATCAAAGTTGTATGACATCAGATAGTCGTGCATATCTGAAATTACTCTTCTGGCATCATCTGTAAGTCTTGTATCATCATTGATGTAATACTGGTTTAGTTGGAGATAACCGCCATCAATCTCTTCATTAAACGCTTTAAATGGCGAAGTCATAAGGTGGATATAGATTGACCTATATCCATCCTTTGTTACCGAAAATGTGCACTCTGGGTGCTTCTCCTTTGCGTAGGCTCTCACTCTTAATGCAATGTCTTTTAACGACAATTTAGAGTCGTAATTACTTCCTTTGAATGTTGTGTCTGTCATAAATTGAAATGTTTGAAATGGTTAGTAAATGTCAAAATCGCTAACGCCTCTTGTGTGAAATGCAGATTCAAGCTCCATGATGAAATCCTCTCTCTCATCCTCTGTTCCGGTATGGGTTATTGCCCATACATTTGTGCTTACCTGCTTTAGCATACTCCTTAAAATCCTGCTGTCAGAGATTATATCATATGCCCTTGCTGTCTCTCTCAATGCCACTTCAAGTGTTGTCATAACTTTAAGATTAGATGGTTTTTATATAATCCCTTAACTCCTTTATCTCTCTCTTTGTGAGTGCTCCCATATCAGAGAAATGCTTGATTATCCTCTCTGGGTGAAAAATCTCCCTTATCTCATCAATCGGTCTGCTGAAAACATCATTGTAGTAGTCTTCACATTTGCTTGGTGGAGCAAAGAAGTTGACTGCCAAAGGCCCACTTGCCAGTGTCTTGATTTCAAATTTCTGCAACTCGGTAAGCTTGTCTGATTTTGTCTGGTCTATTACCTTTTGCATTTCTACGCTCAGGCGTATTCCCACTTTGAGTTCGTTTACGATACTTTTACTCATAATCTTTATTGATTTTGGTGTTGTTAATTAGTTCAAACTTAGCTTGTTAGGGATAGTTTTCCAAATTATTTAACATCCATTTTCAATTGATTTTCAGACATTTGCATTGACATTTGTATCTTTGCAGAAGTAGCCAGGCATATTGCCTGACTATCTTCATTTGTAGTGTTTTGAAAACTGAAATGTGGCCTTTAAAGAATCTGATTGTCGTCGCATATCAATACATCTCCAACAATGATGTCGTTGATGCCTGACATAGCTACTTCTCTTGTGGCTTTGATATTTACAGGCAGTCCCATGAGCTTTCCTTCCTCATTTACTACCATGATCTTGTTGTCTGACAGATAAACCAGTTCAATGAATCCTCCAACGAATTGATTCAGTTCGTATAATTTGAAGAAAGCTCCGTTTAGTGGGGTTATCTCCTGTACCTCTCCAGTGGTAAGAATGTGTTGTGCCATTGTCTCTTCCTCCCGATTATCTGATGAATAATGTCCATGAAGGCTCTATGCCGATGGTATATCCCTGACGGATGCAACTTGCTATATAGTCAGTAAGTGCACCCTTCTCAAACACACACTCACATTCTATGTAGTAACCTAATTCTGAATCTTCTTCAAAGCCTTGCTCAATCTTATCGGCTATCTTGTAAAACAGTTCTTTGTTCTGTTCTGTCATCTCGTACTTTGTTGTCATCTCTTCCATAGTATTGTTGTATTATTTTGTTATTGAATTATGATTCAAACTTCTGAAAAAAGTGTTTGTAATACAAGCAGTGTTCAAAACATTTTCAAAACATTTTCATCCATTAACTATTTGTACTACTGGTTACTATGGATATGATTCCTATTTTCCCTGACGAAGTAGGGAGGGTTAGGGGAAGAGTCTATTTTTTCTTTATTGGAAAGATACCAGTCACTGAAGTTTTTAGGAGGTTTCTTGATTTCGTTCTTTGATTTGAGTGTAATATCCTTTCCTGCCAATACTTGTTTCTGATATGAGATAAACTCTTGCTGTGACGCAAGTATTGACACCACATGACAACGACATTGTGGATGCCATCCCAAGAAGAGAAATGATTTAGGATACCTGCCTTTCAGTGCTTCACATATGTCACAGGAAAAGACCTTATTTGACCTTTTTACCTCATATCCCACAACGAAGTCCAGTTGTTGCCACCTGATATGGTCTGACATCCTGTAAGCCATATTGACCTCTGTCCTTGTCATCCTCAGTGCGTTCTTGTATGAGCTACGATACACTCCTCCCCCTGGCATATACTCCTTTGCTCTCTTGGATAGGTGAAGCCTCCCTCTTATGTCGGCAACCCTCCTGAAGAGCATCTTTGGTTCTTTGAGATACATACGGACATCTCTGCTCAAGTCTTGTGCTGAACGACCATCAAAAAGGCCGAGATCCAGAGCCATCTCTATCTCTCCCCTGAATTGATTGGTATAGTTCCACACCCTGTCAGAAAGATTTAGCCCATTAAGTTTCCTCCTCTGAAAGGATTCCAATGCTTGAAGATTTCTGCTGTTGTATTTGCCCTTAAGCTTTCCATCTATCTTCATTAGCTTGGAGAGAAGATTAACCATCTCATCATTCTTCTCACAAGCCTTCATCCATTCCGATTTTGAAGCCTTTTTAACGACAAAGAGCATTTGAGTGGAGAACTTATCCATCAACTTGCTAAACCTTGCTTTAACCTGTGGGTAATCGTCAATTCGGAAGGGTTTGGATATGTCTGGAGAGATATTAGAGATTATCTTCACTGCTTCGTTGGCAGAAGTATCAAAGAGCATCTCTATCTGGCGAACATACTTCTCTACCCTGATGAAATGCTCCTTGTCATACTCCAATCCTATCTTCTTTGGATTGATTCTTCTCATACTGTGGCTGTCTCAAACACTGAATAGCTGTTTTCTCTCTCCATCTCTTCTTTTATCCTGTCGGCCTCTGCTTTGAAGTCAGTAGTCCATCCAAGCCTCTTTATACCTTCCAGCTGTGAGGCTATCTGCTTACCTCCAGTAGCCTTGATAATCTTGTCTATCTCAGCAGATTCATCATTCTGAACAAAAGGAGTGATGATATGCTCAACATCCAGGCTGTTGATGCTATCCTTCCACTTGGTGTTCATCTGACCAAGAAAAGCCTTTATGACATTACATTCTCTGTCAAGGAACTCAATGATGTCTCCGCTCTCATCACCTACCTTCAGATGAGCATCGGTGAGCAAGGTCTTTCTTGCTTCTCCACTGATAACGCCAAGTGATTTGACATTCTCCATAGAGAGGTTAGGAAGCTGAAGCTCTTCCTCCATATTCTGCTTTAGAGTGGAGATGTAATACTTCATGGCCTCTATCTGCTGTTGCCAAGTGACATATTCAATGTTGCCATCTCCCTCAAGCTGATATACCTCCCTTGCTTTGTCTCCTGATGGGAGGTTGCCCATCAACTTCCCTTTGATGGCCAAGACTGGAGCCGAGTTCTTCCTGATAATATCGCTCTCTCTTGAGAGTGTTAGCTCTATCTCCTGTGTGTTATTTGTGATGTTCTCCCATATAGGCTGTGTCCTCCATAGGTAGATAAGAGGGTGTTTCAGTATGATTATTGGCTCTCCATCAATGAGTATTTCCCACTTACCATCTACCTCCTTCCATAGATAGTGATGTGTGTCTGTGTATGTTTCAAAGTAGTTGATTTTCTCTCCATCCACATCGTGTGAATAGGCAAGGCTCATTGCTACCATATCCCTATGCTTATCAAACAATGGATAAAGCTCTGCCTGTTCAATGCGTGAGAACTTCTCATCCATAGGAGAGTAAGACCTGCATCTCAGTTTATAGTCACAAGGGAATCCGTATGCGTTATGCTTTGACTTAACTACATACCATATTGTGGCTATCTCACATGATGCAAAGTAGGCATGCATCCGTTTGATGTTCTCGCTGTCTATCCTTGCCATCTTGTATATTGCCTCAATAGCCTTTGCCTGTGCTTCCTTCTCTGGATTGTTGTCTGTTGAATAGGCTCTCTTTACCGGTATGGAGAATGACATCTGTGTCATCCTCTTTGAGGCTATCTTCTGCATCCCATAAGTTACCCTTGCCACAGGCTCTGTTGTCCCATTCTCCAAGACCTTGTCTGGCCTTAGCCTTTTATCCTCCACTATGGCGTGCTGTGCTGTATCATACTCCTTCACCAAAGCACCCCATTTGGGTACTGTTACCGACTTCTTCTTGAGGTAAGTGATTATCTCTTCTGCTCCCTTTCCCTCTTTCACAATCTCTTCCACTCTCATAATCTATATGTTATCTAAAATCACTCAATATCTTTCTCTCATCAATTATCCCTTCTACTCCATGTGGATAGAAGGTGTTTGCCAAGCTGTCAAAGTAGTCCGTAGACCGCTTTAACCTCTTCTTTATCTCTTCTTTTGCTTCTATGATTATACTTCCATTACTTTGGAACTTCCACTTGATCTCGGTTGCTTCCTCTGTCAGCTTATCGCATGGAGGCAGACAGGCATTATGTCCGTTCTTGGGGTTAAGCCAGTCCCTTACTGCCCAATAGAGATAGGCTCTCATGTTGGCAAAGGTGTAAACCCCAGTATGGTCATTAAGACCGTGTGCTCCCTCTGAGTATTTGCAGGAGAAGGCATTGAGATAGCCCAGTTCCTGAAGCCTTGAGAATACCCCTGCTCCTTCTCCAATGGTATCTATGTATGCTGTTGCTCTCTTCTTGTTTAGTGTGTTGACAAGCATCCCTGCTATGTGCATATGGTCTGCTTTTCCCCCTGACTGGTGTGCATCAAACCTATCTACGAAGTTGTCATAGCGATAGCACAGGACACTTGCATCTCTTCCCATCCCTGCCACATCCACCCCTATTGTCGGAGGTGCTGTTATGGTGAATCCCTGCTCCTTGAAGTAGGCCCATCTCTTGTTAGCCAGTTCTATCCACTCATAAGGGATAAGGACATCTTCATCCACTTTGGGGAACATACCAAGCACCTTGACCCTGAAGAGGTCTCTTGGCCTATAGAGCATCCCTTCCCAGTGGAAGTCTCCCTCTCCTTCATCAAAGTCATTTTCGCTGATGGGTGTTGCCCAGTTCTCCACCTTATCCTTCACCCAGTCATAGTCCACTTGGCCTGCTATCATCACCTTCTTTGTTACCACATTCTCTGCATTGAGAGAGTTAAGCCTGAACCTTGCGAATCGGTCGGACTTCATTGCTCTTGCTGCATAGCCAGTGGTAATATTGGGGTTGAAAACTATCAGTAGCCTTGAGTTGCCTTGCAGGTTACCCTCTATGGCGTTGAAGGTGTTATCCGATATGCCAGTGGCCTCAGTGATGACAAACATCGTGTTTACAGCATGGAAACCAGACCAAGACTCTGTAGCATCATCACTGGCCTTGAAGCCTGTGAGAAACCACTCTTCATAGTCCGTCCTTATGTCATCAGCGACCAGTCTCCCGGGCAACACTTTGGCATTTCTGTAAAGCCTTCGTATCTCAGGTGTCATGATATTTGACACTTGCCTTCCAGTAGGTGCTGTGAGTGCTATCTTGGTGTTGCTTATCAACTCCCCCTTGCTGTTGAATCGGGGTGTGAGGTATAAGAAGCAAAGGGCAGAACAGGCGGCAACGAAGTCCTTTCCTCTTGAAGTGCCACTCGCCACAGCTGTTCTTGGATTGAACTGAACAGAGGTGATTATATCCTGTTGCTCCTTGTCAAGCCTTGCCTTAAGGACATCTCTCACAAACCTATTCCAGTCTGTCTGCCAAGACTTGTATATTGATATGTGTTTATCATTGATTATCATCTTCTCCAGTAGCTGCTTTCATCAACTCAATGAATGGATTGACTGTCACATCTGCCTGTACTGTCTCAATGTATCCACGATGCTTACCTTTGGTCTTTAGGAAGAAGAATATTGAAGCCTCCTTTTGCTCCCTGATGTTTTTCTTGAGCATTGACTCTGCAAAGTCAATA